TGTTGGTATTAGTGTTTGTTGAAGTCGCAGTGGACGTATTCGTATTGGTGGATACGTTGGTGTTGTTGTTGGTGTTTGTATTGGTTGACGTATTGGTGTTAGTAGACGTATTCGTAGTCGTAATATTGGTGTTAGTCGTTTCTTGGGCGAACGAAAACGTGCTTACCAAAGCCAATAGAAAAACTAAAGATATTTTCTTCATTCCAAGTTTCCCCTTTTACCAACATCACTTTATTAGCTCGGCTCCGTAGGCCATGTGACTGAATTAGGAAAACCACCTTGAGCTGGGACATCTCTTAAAGCCTGACGATAAGTTGTCCACGCAGATGACATCGTAACGTCAGACAGCCCCATCCAATCTGTGTCTTTTAGCTTCTCATCGCGTTCAGACCTGACTGCCCTTGCTTTTTCAGTATCCAGTTGAGTTTGATACGCGGCCTCTTTTTCGGCTTTGGTACCGTCACTGTCAGTGGAAAAACGGTCTTGCTCCTCCCAAACCTGCGTCCACTTGCCGCTTTTTTCTACAGGAGTTCCCTCGACAACAACCTTCATGTCAGAGGAAGCTGCTGGCATGTTGACCGCAATAATTTCATCCCATCCAAGGTCGGCAAAAGTATCAACAACTTTACTGAATGACACATTCTTATGAAGTGCTTTAACTTCAGCTTCAGTTGCAACAGTTCCTGTATCTCTTTGTCGATAACTAGGCATTGTAATGTCCTCTAGGCTGTCAGCCTTTCTTCAATCTGTTTAAACGGTGCTTCCCATTTCCCAAATTCTTCCTGCCGGAAAAGCGTCATGCTGTCGTAATAAGGCGTGGAGTCTCCGTCCTTTGCGTATAAAAAATAAGGCATGATTGGTGTGACTACCCAAGTATCTATGCCCATCGCTGCTGACAAATGTGACACACTCGTACAGCTTGATATAACAAGGTCACAAGCTGCTGTTGCCTTTTGTGTATCCTTCCAAGTGTCCAGCTTGGTTTCCTGCACCCAATCGGGTTTAGCCTCTGCGCCTTCATCTCGCTGTAAAGATACAAACTCAGCATCAATATTTTTTACAGACTCAAACATCAACTCGTAAGGAAACTTCTTGTGGTGCTCGTGTTCAAATGCACTACTACCTTGCCACCGTAACCCAATACGCTTTTTGCTGTTTCTTTCTACTTCAGGCTTATCAATGTAGGATTTCCCTGAAATATCACAAAGCTCAAAACCTAAAGGCACTACGGCACTCATCCCTGCTACCCAGTAGTCGTGGTAAACACCGAAGACAGCATTATGCTGCACTACCGCTGACACTCCTTCCACATCGGTAAATAAAGGAACAAGGTATCCACTGCATCCCACAACAACCTTACATCCTCTAGCGGCTATGTCTTTGGCGTAACGAACCTGATGGATTTGGTCGCCCAAACCACCTTCAAGATAAAGCAACACAGTACCTTTAGCTTTACCGTCCCACTTAGGAGTGGGTACGTTGGGAGCAGAATCGCCAAATACACCAGCAATCCTGCCCTTGTCCATCAGCCGATAACCTTCCTGTATCCTTCCTTGCCTTAGAAAATGCCAACCCCTATTGTAAGCTGCTCTCAGGTTTTCAGGCTCTTCGCGTTTTATTTTTTCAGCCAGTCGCCAAGCCTCCTCAAAGTTACCTTCGGTGGCTGCGGCTAACTGTAAATCTAGGTCTTTTACTTCTGGTTCTGTTTCTTTATCAGACCAAAACTCAGGCTGGCAGAACTCGTTGTAATAATGACCTAAAACATCCTTAGCATCTTCGCTATGCTGTTTTTTTAATTCAGGCTTAATGTCATGTAGTCCTGCTACACCGTGCAGTTGTTCATCGTCTTCCTTAACACTTTCGCCATCAATGTTCTTAAAATCGTATTCAAAAGGTTCCAACTCAAGAAACTTATGAATGCGCTCTAGTTCTTTTTCTGGTTGCGATAATAGTTTTTCGTATTCAACAAAACAGAAACACTCGGGAAACGCCTCGTAACCCTCCCTCAGAGTTGCGTATGAACCTTTGAGGTGCGCTATTAACTGACCCGAATACATAAACTCATCCAAATCTTCTGGCTTTGCTAGTCTTACGAATGAAGCCGCACACTCCGGTATATTTCGTACTGTCGCAATTATTTTTGGTTGCTTGTCTAATACTTGATGCATTGCACCTAAAATGACTTTCAAAGGCCACGTTCTTGCCTTATCAATGACCACGGATTCAGGAACATCATAAAAAGCATCAATTGTTCCTCTCATTGTTTTCACTAATTTCTTTCTTTCAGGGTCATTTTCTCCTAATAGATTGCTCTCGCTCCAGATGTTAGCAAGGCTGTCTAGCGCATATACCAGACCAGACGTTGTAGAAACATGAACGTCTGTATTTTGATTGAGAATCGCAGCTAGAACAGTTGAGCCACTTCTCGGCAGTCCTGATAGAAAATTAAGGCTCATAAAAAGCTAAACTCGAACCGTAGCTTACAGCAGTTATATCCTTCCAACTGGTAAGACTGCCCACTTGTTTGGGAGAAGAATAATTGGTGGTGTTTCCTAAACCTAATCTACCTTGCGCGCCTCTACCCCAAGCCCAGAGCGTTCCGTCAGTTTTTAAAGCAAGGCAATGTGCGCTGGCCCAATCTAAAAGTGACCAATTTGTAAGCGCACCAACTTGTTTGGGAGATGAGTATGAAGTTGTGTTTCCGTGACCAAGCCTTCCATAACCACCGTTACCCCAAGTCCACAGTGTTCCGTCTGTTTTTACACAGGCCGAGGTATAACCACCCGCCACTGGAGTTGCCCAATCAGTAAGAGAGCCTACTTGTACAGGAGAAGAGTAAGTGGTGGTATTGCCAAGACCAAGCTTTCCGTAAGCACCGTTACCCCAAGTCCACAAAGTACCATCAGTCTTGACAGCCAGCATGTGCTTAACGCCCACGCTTACCTCTGCCCAAGTGGTTAAAGACCCAACTTGTACCGGAGAACTTCTATTGCTTATATCGCCGTGTCCGGTTACACCATCTGCACCGTTACCCCAAGTCCACAATGTCCCATCGGTTTTTATTGCCGCGCTTCTTTGCAGTGTTGAACCCGAAGCAGAAACTTTTGACCAATTTGTCAAAGAGCCAACTTGCACAGGAGAAGAATATGAAGTTGTGTTGCCTAGCCCCAAAGACCCAAAGGGAAAGCCATCTCCACACGCCCACAGTGTTCCATCCTTCTTCACAGCCAGCATCGTTTGACCGCCCAGAGACACCTCGTCCCAAGTGGTCAAAGCGCCCACTTGCTTTGGTGAAGAATAAGCAGTTACATTGCCGTGGCCTAATTCGCCATCAACATTAGCTCCCCAAGTGAATAATTTTCCATTTTGGACAGCAGCAACATGCAGCGTATTTCCACCTCCGTTACAGGGGCTGGATAATTTCGTCCACGGAGTAGCACTACCGACAGCTTTAGGTGACGAATACTTTGTCGTGTTTCCTAAACCTAAAACACCGTTATTGCCCCTACCCCACGACATCAACTGGTAATCAGTGGCCGTAGCGCCCCCTGAAGCGGCTTCTAATATTCGCTTAATATTGGTCATTAGCTTAGATTGGCTCCTGCCAAGAACCCGTACCACCTAGTTCCACCGTCTGTGGTGTAAAAAACCAGCACATCAACACCACTTGCGGTGAGCGTAGGAGCAGTTCCTCCCGCCCAATCAACAGTTCCGGGCCAGTTTACAGTTTGGCTTCCACCATTAGTAAGCGTCAGTGTAAAGCCACATAGCTCATCAGAAGCTGTGGGATTAGAAAAAGTAAACGTATTTGCAGAAGTGTCTACAGTAGCGGTAACAGAATTACCGGCAGTTAAATCAATATCCTGCGTACCACCACCTGTTGAGCCTATTGCATTGGTGACTTCGCCGTAGTCTTTAAGGTTCACAGCAGAAACTGTTTGGTCGGCTCCAGTTACGGCCCCAGCTAAAGTCACACCCGTCAAGGTGGGAGCTGTACCGAAAACCAACGCACCC